TAAGATCATAATTTGATCCCAGCCCATCCTCTTTTTAACCGAGTGCGGTGAGGAACCGCATACTCTGTCGCCCTATCAGACAGGTGCATCTCAACGGGATTCTCATCCCAATGGGGTGCGTCTGGTGAGGAGGCGGTGCATTGATAGTTACGAACAAGAGATATCCCTTGTTGGTGCCTACGGCGCTCACGGGGCGCATAGCCCCGCTCGAGCCGTAGAAGACTATCCTGGAGGTGATACCAATCACCATTGCAGATCCGTGTTACCACGGCTGCAACCAGCATACAACGAACGTCCCACTTCTGCAGTTTACTGTCATATGACAGAGACTGCCGGAGTAGGAGCTCGGTGAATGGAATATCTTGATACTCGACTAAACCAGTGCATTGATCATTATTAGTAATAGGCATACATATGCCATACTGATGACGAAGAAATGCCCGGCAGGTCTTGTACAGATACGATGCACAGGAGTTGTATCCAGCTAGCCTAAGCCTTTTGGCTAAGTCTAGCGAGGACACAACACTACTAAGCGAGTTGATACTCCCCTTCTTAATACGAAACGGTGTGACAATACCGCCTTTATAGGCGTCAATGCCACAGGACTCTCTGAAGAATCCGCGTCGGAAGGTCTTAGATGAATTCGGGATAAATCCCGCAAGCACCAAAGCCCTGACGGCGCCGTCGTAGTAGGAGGAAGGGAAGATGATATCATCTCCGAATACGTAAACATCGGTACAGTTTACACCATACCGTGCGCGTATACCAGCTACAACCAATGCGAAGAATACCAGGCTCTGAACAGGAAACGTTAATGCGTTACCCATCGGAGCCCACTTCTTCAGCACGATGACCCGCTCACTCAACAGCTTGATCTTGGACGCACGAGCGCAAGACATCCACTTATAGGCATAATCACCAAATAGGTGCTTAACCAACAAGCAGGACATTCTATCGCTAGCCTCCTTCAAGTCCAGAGTACAAAACTCTCTGGAACTACTTGACAGGAGTGCTAAACTACCATTTACGGTTTGATCCGTAAAGTTTATCTTCCCTCGAGTGAGGGGAGAGGCAGTTATCGCAGCTTCAAGCAGGCGTCGCTGGCCTTGCTGAATCCAAATTGACTCTGTAGGGTGCACGCATATTAAGCGTGGCCCCCTAGAGTCTTTAGGGACAGCAGTAAGGCAAGCAACGATATGCTCCTCTTCTTTGATCGACCCTCCACGACTTACCATAACGTCATGCCAAAAAGATGGCATTCCGCAAAAGTATTGATCATAGGGATAGTATCTCTGGATTGGAGTATATAGCGTGGAGAAGCAGCTCTTGTTACATGGTAACCGGGCGGGGAAAACCCCACCCGGGCCATGTGACGGAACTACTTGTCCCCAGTTGATTGAATATATGATTCGACCAACGATTTGACGGGCAGTACGAAGGGTGTGATTGCCGGATAGAGTATGGCTAAAAGCCCTACTCCAGACAGCAACACCTTCGTCTGTTTGCTCATACGCTTCTTCGGCGTTTCTGAGTTGTTCATCTGTAGGTTGTACTTCGGTTTTGTAGATAAACAGAAGAACTTGTCGTATACATTGTAGGACGACTGGATCATCAGTAATGATGAACCTATCCCAGAGAGGTTTTAACCACTCTGGTATATCGATTTTAACATCGGAGCCGCCTTCAAGGTACGCGAGTATATTCTTATCTAGCAGGGGGCCGTCTTGTGACAGCCACTTGTCCAACGCACACTCGGGAGCGCCTAAGGCGACCCCGGTCTTTGTATGAACATCTGCTAGCAGGCGATACCATGCTTTTATCAAGTATGGAGTACTCATATGAGTGATCACCTGGTTTATCTTGCGTTGTCGTCGATCTGGCTTAGCTTAGAAGAGGGAGCTTTACGCTTTTTCTTCCTAGCAAGAGCCTGGGTCACAATCAAGTTCTCCCTCATCAGGAGATTCTTGAATGTCCGAACGGAGCGTATGATCTCGATCAAGCTTAGACGAGCAGTGGCGGCATAGGTAGGAGATTTAATTCCTACACTATAACTAACCATTCGATCGTTTACACGTGGTCGACCTTCTTTCAGAACACTATGAGTTACACGATAAGTGTACCTCGATGGGTTATTAAAGAAGTTCATAAGTCCTGCGAGCTTTTGAGTTACTCTCACTTCATCTGCACTACACGAAGTGTAGTACAGGTCTATGTGATAGTAGCCGTATAGAGCTCCCAGGAACACATATGCATCTTTGCGTAGCTTGACTTTCATAACGATATATATCTAACGATTGTCGAGCCACACAGGATGCGTGGCTCAGTATGTTGCAGGCGCCAGTACTTACTGTTCCTCGTTAACCCCAAAGGGGTCTCGGAGGGCCAGAGCACTAGCGTCTGCGGCGGTCTGGGCGAGGAGCTGCACCAACGAGTTGATCGCCAATTGAATGGCGGTCGTACTCGGGGCGTAGACACCCTTGCCCTTTACCAGGACGACGTAGCAGGACACCGGAAGCGGGCTGGGATTAACCCCGCCCGTATCCACATGCGTGAGGTCCACTCGCATCGTTGAACGTCGACAGGAGACTTTCGTCTTGCTGTCAACCGCATCGGTGTGTGAGATCGTGATAAGATGGGGCAATGTTGCCCCATCTGTCGTCGAGCGTCGCACACTCTTGTCGGCATCGTTGAAGATGCTTTTGTAGGCCTTACCCATTACGGTGATGTCTCCATTCATGGTATTATGATGTTGTTTTGATCTATCGTCTAACCCTTAGGTTCGACACCTTTTGGTGTAGTAGAGCAGCCGCTAGGCTGCCCTGCTTTTTTCCGAACCTACCAGAGAGGCTAGCCATGTGGCTAACTTCTATGGGTTTCCGATGGTACATTAATGACTCAACCTGAACGACTGCACGACCATCTTGAGGGAACTGAATAGCATTGTCAATGTTACCAACTTTGATAACATCGACATGCTTCAGGACTTTCTCAGTAGTCCAAGCTCGAACGATCTTCTTTTCGGCAGCTAATGCGCTGTCGGCAGAGTCGATCCAGCCGGACAAGTCGAAGAACCAGTCACTAACAAAGGAGAAAGGAACTAACTCCCATGCTAGATTAACTGGTCCTGTGGCACCAAATCTCCTCATAAGGTAGTCCAATCTTTGAAAGAGTGGACTATAATACTTGGGGACTCGGATGCCAGCAACACCAGCAACACGATATGATTGAGACGCATCATTGATGCGAGCCTCCCATGTCTTGTTACTGATGTCACCAGGCAGTCTTACATTACCGTTGCTAGGCGCATGCAGAGGGGCTAACGTCCCTGCGCATGAGCTTGTAGCTACATAGATACCCTGGGACCTCTTGATAACTTCGTCAAGATTTGCCAATACTCTCGGCAAATCTCTATGGAGTTTTTGGAGGTCGGATATCAACGGCTTTATGCCGAAGGAATAACCCAGATAATGATTACTGATATCTTTGAGTCTGATTGGGAAGCGCTTGCCCAGATTTCTGGGGGCACGCCCAATCTTGATCGCCGACTCAGTAATCTTCCATAGGAAAGTTCCTATGGATAGGAGGTACTCGATCGTTTGATTCGCCTCTATTAGATTAAGGAGATTATCAGTCTCGTTAACCTGATAGAACTTATCGCGCGCTTCGACTGCCAACTGATCTAGGGTCTTCGGCCATGTAACGCCCAGATAATCAGCCTCTATATAAGGAGGCTGATATCCACCCATCTCTGTCCATAAGGTATGAGTTCCCGATAGGACTTCCCATCGGGTACCTCCATGGTTAGAGTACCAGGTCTGTAATCTACACTCGTCCGCCTTATACAGGCGACGCTCGTGTACGCACTCATTGACTTGCTTACCAGCGGAGGGTAGAGACTGCAAAATCTCGTACCCACTGGATAAGATATAGCCATTAGTGTCGTTGCCGTCATATGGTCCGGAAATATTACCGGATGCTACGTCGACGCCCCTACGACTGGAATTTCCAGGCGTAAAGGTGATTACAGGAAACGTCTGTGTTTTGATGTTCATTATGAGATCGGAGGAAGCGCCACCGGGC